CAAATCAATAACCAAGTCCCGTCTCGCACCGGGCAGTTTCCCAATGTTACATTATGCTTTCTTAGTGTTTTACCTTGGATGCCAGCTTTTAGCTGATGGTCTCCAGCTGATGATTTATTCCAGCTGGAAATTCTTTTCCCTTTCCTTTCAAGTGTTTAGTACGTTAGTTGATGATGCAAATCATCTCTACGGATTAGCCCCCTGGTCTCACGACCTTACGTTTGCTGTGAGTTTTGTCCTCTATACGGTTACGGTAGTGCACTTTGTGCATTACCTATGTAAATTCGTATATTGGATGTTTCCCACTACGGTCCAAAAGTTCTTAGATGATCGCCATGCATGGTTAGTAGATTATTACAATCGAAATCAACCCATGGCCGATCTCTTTCGCCCGAACTTCCATCATACCAAATTGCAACGCGCTAAGGTCCAAAACGACCATACCCATGGTGAATCCGCTGCTAACCGAACAACCGCAACCACTTTCATGTTAAACTTCTGCACCAGTATTGGCCGCAAACCGTTCTTCCATCAAAAGTCACGTTCCGATGAGCGTAAACATTCCAAAGGCTCACGCACCTATCACTGGGCTAAAGACGTCCCCGTACGTCCTGATTCCAGTGTAGTGAGCCCCGAAGAAGTATTATGCATAGTCGACGTCGATTATTACATGGACATGCCCGGATTTTTAACTTCCAACTTCGTCCCAGTGCTTCTCTACACCTTCATGCCTGATGATGTTGCTGCGCAACGCTCTGATTATAGCTTCTCTTTTGATGCTCATAACAACGTTACCTACAATGTTACAGGTGGAGCTCGTTACCAACATCCCGTTTGGAACTACACTCCTGATTGCGTGTCCTTCTACCGCACTTGGTTCGGCATCCCCTACAAAGTCACTTCCTATCTCGTCGACCGTAAGAAAGTGTCATCAGACCACCAACTGGTCTTGTTGACACCTATCGGTCTATGGTCCTGGATTGGAGCTATTATGGCCAACTTGATGAATTCTCCTACTCTCAAGCGCCTAGAGCCCAATCGGGGTTTATTTAATCGTTTAGAAATCATGTGTCCTACACGTGGGCATCAAATGAGCACCGCCGCTCCTGGCGAGTACATTTGTGCCACAGTTCCTATCGAAATAGATAATACCATAGCCCGTTTAGTCAAACTTTCCAAATACGATGTCGCCGCAGCATCTATCGAATCCTACTTTGGCAAACCCCCATCCGAACCACAATTACTAGTTGAAAGAAAATCCAAAGCGTTACTACTACAAGACTGTCACAAATTACCGATGAGTCCCCCTGACTATGTTTGTCCCGTTACCCAATCCGCATCCATCTATTATTTTGGCGAATCAAAGCCAACTGATAAACCCAGTATGCTTCCATTTATGAGTGCTATCATTCCTGGAGCGTACATCCCTATGCGATCCTTAGGTAACGACGAGAAATGTATTCAGGAACGAGTCGTAAAGCAATATAACTCGGCCACTCCAACGGCCAAAACCTACAAGTATATTGCCGAATTTGTTGAACATGCCATCCCTACACCACATATGGCCAGTCCAGTAGATTTTGAACACGTTTCCCTCAACCAACCGCGCCCCACTCAACAACGCCTCTTATGGTTCGCTAACATTTCTGTCTGGATTAAAGGCATGGCCACCACCGCCAAAGCCTTTATGAAAGCTGAAGTATACCAAAAGCCAGCCCCTCCCCGAAACATCACTACTATCAACCCCAACGACAAACTCAATTGGCC